CAGCAATTGTTCCTCAAATAGTTCAAACATCATTAGGTGATAAAGTTTTAAGTGTTGCATTTGTTCCTTATATTAGAAGTAAAACAATTTCTTTTTCAGCAACAAGATTAAAACCAAATACTACAATATATCCTTTCTTTGATGGAGTATCTGTATCTTCATATATTACACCAACAGGTGGAAGTTTAGGTGGAAATTTAATTACTGATGCAAATGGTGCTGTATCAGGAACATTTACAATACCAGATTCAAAAGTAGATACAAATCCTAGATGGCAAACAGGAACACGAGTATTTCGTTTAACAAACTCATCAACAAATTCATTAATAAATCTTGAAACTTCTGCTGAAGGAGATTACATAGCAAAAGGATTATTAGATACAGTGCAAAATACTGTAATTTCTACAAGACAATCTCAAACAGTTAGACAAGATGTTGTTGATACACAAAATATTGTAAAAACATCTACAAGAACAACACAAGAAATAATACAATGGATTGACCCTATTGCACAAACATTTTTAGTTGATGACACAGGTGGTATGTTTGCAACTTCGGTTGATTTATTTTTTCAATCAAAAGATAATAATATACCGGTAACACTTCAAATAAGAGAAGTTGTAAATGGATATCCATCAAGAACATTATTACCTTTTGCTGAAGTTGTATTAAATCCTAGTGATGTTAATGTTAGTGATGATGCAAGTATTGCTACTAATTTTAAATTCCCATCACCAGTTTATTTACAAGAAAAAACAGAATATTGTTTTGCGGTATTATCTAACTGTAATAATTATAATGTGTTTGTGGGTAAAATTGGAGAAACACAAATAAATTCTAATAGAACAATATCTACAAATCCATATGCAGGTGTATTTTTTAAATCACAAAACGGTTCAACATGGACTGCTGACCAGACACAAGATATAATGTTTAACATTAATAAAGCGGCATTTTCTAATACAACAGGTACTGTAACTTTTGTAAATGATTCTTTACCTGCAACTACATTGATTAATAATCCAATCAGAACAACAACAAGTTCTGGTGTTGTAACTATAACTCACAGAAATCATGGTATGCACAGTTCAAATAATTATGTTACAATTGCAGGTGTTGCTGCAGGAACATATAATGGAATTACTAATGCACAATTAAATGGAACTTTTGCTGTTACTCCTTTAACTTTAGATACATATCAAATTACAACTGCTGGAACTGCAACAGCTTCTGGTGATGTTGGAGGAAGTACTGTAACTGCTACAAGAAATTATCTATTTGATGTTGCAAATTTATCTGTACAGAACTTAACAGTACCTAGTACAGGTATAACATATAGTTTAAAAACTACAACAGGAAAATCTATTCACGGTACAGAAACAGAATTTACATTAGCAAATAGTGCAAATAATATTTCACCAGGAAATAACATTTACTTTGATGCTCCTCAAATGGTAGCTAGTTCAATTAATGAAACAAATAAAATGAGTAACTCTAAATCATTTTTCTTAACTTGTAATTTGGCAACTACTAATACTAACGTTTCGCCGGTAATAGATTTAACAAGAGTAAGTTTAATTGCCGTTCAAAATAGATTGAATAATGCAACTTCAGGAAATACAACAAATTATATTGATGATACTTCACCAGTAGGAACTTCTTCTGCTGCTGTTTATTTAACTAGACCTGTTACACTTACTAATCAATCAACAGCATTTCATATAACATTAAATTCTAATATTAGACCTACTTCTTCTGTAAAAGTATATTACAGAACAACAAATTCTACAGAAGTGAGAGATATTAATACATTGTCTTGGATTCCATTTAATGGAGATGGTTCAGAAGATAGTCCTAAAATAACTTCTTCTTCTAATGCTGCAACATTTAATGATTATACATATTCTGCTTCAGGACTTACCGCATTTACAGCATTTGAAATTAAAATAGTATTAAAAGGAACAAATTCTGCACAACCTCCTATTATAGAATCTTTAAGAGGTATCGCATTAGCATTATAAAAATTTATGAAATTAAAAGTACAAGGACATGAATCGTTAATAAGAGACTCAAATTCAAAAGCAATAGTAAACATTGCTTCAACTGATTATCAGTTATATATGAAAAGAGTTAAAATGAGAGAACAACAAGGCGATGAAATAAGAAATGCTGTTAAAGAAATAAATAATTTAAAAACAGAATTGTTAGAAATTAAAAATTTATTAAAAGAGGTAGTTAAAAAATAAACATGACTGCAAGAACTATACAAACAACCGATACAATTGAAACGTTAAGAACAACGTTTAACAGTTTATCTAATACAGACGTAGGAGATTTAGCGACTTTAACAACAACTGCTACAAATTTAGTTGGTGCAGTAAATGAAGTTCGTTCAACATTTAATACTACTGGTGTTACTTTAACAGGTATTCAAACACTTACAAATAAAACATTAACTACTCCTGTAATTTCTTCAATTTCTAATACAGGTACTTTAACATTACCTACATCTACAGATACATTGGTTGGAAAAGCAACTACAGATATTTTAACAAATAAAACTTTTGATACTGCAGCAACAGGAAACTTATTAAAAATTAATGGCAATACAGTAACAGGTTACACTGGTTCAAGCGCTAATGCTGTTTTGGCAACAGGCCCAACAATTACAAGTTTAACAGCAAACAGTGGTATTAATTTATCAGGTTCTAGCTCAGGAACAACTCTTTTAGTACCTACTGGAGTTGCTTCAGGAACTTTAACATTACCAGCTGCAACAGATACACTAATAGGAAGAGCAACTTCAGATACTCTTAGTAATAAAGTTTTAACAGCTCCTAAATTTGCAAATGGTGGTTTTATTGCTGACGCAAATGGAAATTCTGAAATTATATTTAATACAACTTCATCAGCTGTTAATCAGTTAACAATAACAAATTCTGCTGCTGGTAATGCACCAAGAATGGCCGCAACAGGTTTAGATACAAATATTACATTATCTTTATCTGCTAAAGGAACAGGAACAATTGATGCTGGAAGTTTTAGAATTTCAAGTGTTGCAGACCCTGTAAACAATCAAGATGCCGCTACTAAAGCGTGGGTGATAGCTAATAATTCATTTACAGAAACTAGAATAACTCCTACTGCAAATCAAACAACATTTACTATATCATATTCAGTTGGATTTATTCAAGTATTTTTAAACGGTATTAAATTAATAAATGGTTCAGATTTTACTGCTACAAATGGAACATCCGTTGTTTTAACTTCAGGGGCAAAAACTACAGATATCATTGAGTTTGTAAAATTCAAATAATTAAAAGAACAAACTTATGACTAAGGCAAGAAATTTAGCAAATTTAGTAGATGAAACAGGCAATGTTGTTGCTACAACTGCAGGTGGTGATGCTAGTAATTTAGGTATGTATGATAAAGCAGGAACTTCATTATCTGTTAAAAAAAGAAAAGTACTCTCAATAAATATTACAGGAAATAATTGTACTGGTTTTTTACCTAGTGGTAATTGTAGTGCTGCAGTTTCAAATGGTTATATAGATCCTAATTTAAATACAACAAAAACATATACAGATTCAAGTGGTAATCAAGTGCCTCAACCTGTAAATGTTGCTGTTCCTCCCGATGGTCAATGGTGGTTATGGACAAATTATGGATTTTCAGGAATACCAACAGGTAATTGTGGTAATCCAAGTGGATTTGATTTTGCAGGAGGTTCAAGTAATTCTTTAATACCTCTTACAACATTTAATTCTAATATATCTGGTGCTGTATCTACTACAGATGAAGTTTTTGGTACTTATCAAGTAACAACAGTTAATAATTGTAATTGTAATTCAGGTTTAAATTCCGTAGGTAACTGTTATACAAACTGTAATTGTAACTGTAATTGTGGTAAAATTATTTGTACTAAACTACATGAATTGGGTTTAATGAATGAAGATGTATTTTTAGCAGACCAAGAATATGGTGAATTATTAAAAAAAACAAATCCTAATGTGTATGAAGGATATATTCGTTGGGCTTCTATTGTAGTTGAATGGATGTCTGGCAATACTCCAAATTTTATGTTATGGATTAAAGATAAAAAAAAACGTCAAGAAAAAGAATTGAAATTAATTCTTAAAGTTACTTATAGGATTGCAACTCCTTGGGCTGAACACATGCAATACATAATGGGTAAAACAAATAAAGATAATAAAGCAGGAAAATTTATTATGAAAATTGGTAGTTTTGTTTCTAAAATAATTAACAAATTTCCTAAGAAAAATTTAAGTCCTTCATATTTTCAAAAAATATCAATGATTTGTTTCTTTTATTTCATATATCTTTGTTCTAAGTTATTTGGAAATAATTCAGGTTTTCCAAAAGCAATATAGGTAAAAATGACCAAAGCAAGAAATTTAGCAGATTTGGTAGACACATCAGGAAATATTATATTACCTAACGCAGGAGCAGATGCAACTGTTTTAGGAATAGTTGACAATTCTGGTTCTCCATTATCATATAAAAACAGAACTACTTATACATCAAAAATTGCCACTTCAAATTGTGGTGGTGTTGTACCTAATGGTAATTGTACAACTGCTGTAACAAATGGTTATAAAGATGTAAATTTAAATACAACTCAAACTTATAAGAACATAGATGGTGTTGATACTCCTCAACCTGTAAATGTTGCTGCACCTCCAAATGGAAATTGGTGGACATGGAGTGGTTTAGGTTTTACTGGAGTACCAACATCTAACTGTGGCAATCCAAATGGTTATAATTTTAATGGAGGGCAAACCAATACTTTAAAAGCTCTTGCAACATTTAAACAAAATATTTTAGGTAGTTATACTGTAACAGATGAATTTTTAGGTTCTTATCAAGTAACTACAGCTAATAATTGTAATTGTAATACAGATAATAATTATGGAAACTGTTATACTAATTGTAACTGTTAATAAATAGAATATGACTAAAGCTAGAAACTTAGCAAATATAATAGACAGTTCAGGAAATTTAGTAGTTCCAAATGCGGCGGCAGATGCAACTAATATAGGTATTATAGATGGTTCTGGAAAACCTTTATCTTTTAAACAAAAGAAAGTTATACAACAAGCAATCACTGTTATTAATTGTGGCGGTGTTGTTCCTTCAGGAAATTGCGATGGAGCTTTGGCACAAGGTTATAAAGACGCCAATTATAATAAATCTTCAACATATATAAATGCAGATGGAGTAACAGTAAATCAACCGATTGATGTTCCTGCACCACCTAACGGAAATTGGTGGACATGGTCTGGTTTAGGATTTACAGGTGTACCAACAGGTAATTGTGGTAATCCAAGTGGATATGATTTTGCAGGAGGTTCATCTAATACACTTCAAGCTGTTTCACCATATAATTCAAATATATTTGGTAGCTATCAAACTACTGAAGAATTATTAGGTTCGTATCAATTAACAACTATAAATAATTGTAACTGCGGCACTACAGGTAATTGTTATACAAACTGTAATTGTAACTGTAATTGTAATTGCGACTGCGGTGGAGGTTAAAAAAATATGTCATTAAAATTAGCTGCTTACGCAAATCCTGTTAGTATAGGTGACGACTATGCTGACGAAAGATTAAGTATTACTCCACCTTATAGAGCTGTAGATGGAGCTTTATTTGCTGTAAAAGTAGAAAGAATAGAAGATTCAGACAATATAAAATTAACTTTTAATTTTACAGCACCAGGTGTAGTAACGTATGAAATTACTCCTGAAATATTTAAAGCAAAAACGTATTTTGAATTGTTTTGGTCAAGGCAAGATAACAATTTTATTATAGTTCCTTTGGACGTAGTTGCTAAAGCGCCATATTATAATATTTTAAAATCTTCAGGTATTGTTCTTGCAAGTATATATTTTGATAATTCTTTTCAACAAGGCATAATAGTTTTTAATGGTATACCTGTATCTAATGAAAAATTTATAAAAATACCAGGAGGAAGAATTTTTGTTAATAGATTTATTGCAGAATATTTTCCTAATAGTAAAAAATATTTAGTTGATGATGTAATAAGTAAAAGAAATATTATGACTGATTTACATCATCTTGATAGTATTGTTGCATTAGAACAACAAATGGATTTGTTAACAACATTAGTTAATAACTTAATTAATAATCAACCTCAACCTACTTGGTCTAATACATTTTTAGATAATATGAAAAACAATTCTGTAACTACAGTAAGAACTGTTGATGAAATTAATGCGGATTTGAATAAAACAAAAAGTAACATAAGAAAATTACAAAAACAATATTTAGATAGTAAAAAATAGCTTTTTAAAAACTATATAAATAATAATATATTATGACAACCACTGAATACAATTTTCATTCTTGGAAAACTAAAAACAAACCTAAAGAAGAAATTAAAATCGTAAAAAAATACGATACAACCAATCCACCAGAATATAAACTGCATTTACAATATCCAAAAGGTTGGAAAATCTTAAATTATAAACCACACACTTCAGAATTAACTGATGAAAAAGGTTTACCATTTGATTTAAAAGTAATCAATATGGAATATAAAAAAGGATACTTTCACGAGTGGATTCCTAATTCACCAACTAATCCTGCTAAAAAATCAGACAAACCTACAACAGTAAAAATTCAAATGGGTTTAAAATGTAACTATGCTTGTAGTTATTGTAATCAAGCATCACAAGTTCCAAATTCATTTCAAGGTAATCCAGTAGAAGCACAAAAATTTTTAGATGAATTAGATACTTGGTTTAAAGGTGATGGAAATAAAACTCGTTGGGAGTTCTGGGGTGGTGAACCACTAGTTTATATTAAAGTATTAAAAGTTCTTGCAGAAGGATTAAGAAAAAGATTTCCTGATGCTGAATTTAATATTATTTCAAACGCTTCTATGTTAACTGAAGAAATTGTTGACTGGTTAGATGAAATGAAAATTCAATTAGGTATATCGCATGATGGTGAATCTTACAAAATACAAAGAGGAGAAGATGTATTAGAAAAACCAGAAACATTAAAGGCAATCAAATACGCTTATAATAAATTATTTCCAAAAGGTAGAATAGGTTTTAATTGTGTTCTTACTACTAATAATTATAGTATGCACAAAGTAAGAGAATGGATAGCAGAAAAATTAGAAATAAGTCCTTTTGATGTTCCTTTATCTTCGGAAGAAATTATGTTACCTTATGATGATTCAGGTATGTTGTTATGTCCTACAACTTCTGAAGAACAACAAAAATTAAGAGAAACAATATTTTCAGAAACATTTAATGGAAAAATATGGGGTGTTTCAACTATATTTACTAAGTTAGATGATTTCTTCAAATCATTAAGTACAAAAAGACCTTTCACTGTATTTGGTCAAAAATGTGGTATGGACGATCCTAATACATTATCTGTAGATTTAAAAGGTAATGCCATGACGTGCCAGAATACTAATGCAAATTTAGAAAAACACAACATAGGTAAAACTTCAGATATTAAAGCAATTGAAATGACTTTAGTACATCATTTTAGAACTAGAGATGAATGTGTTAGATGTCCTGTTGTACAACTATGTAAAGGTTCGTGTTTATTCTTAGAAGGCAAATACTGGACAACAGCTTGTGATGTTTCTTATCACTATAATACGGCCATGTTAGCCGCTGCATTATTTAGAATGACAGGTGGTATTTT